TTGACGAACTTGTTGTATTTCTTTGGGCAATACATATTCGTTCTGATTTTCGTTTAATGTCAAAAATGCATAACTTTCCTCTACTGCATTGTCACTGCGTTGGCGAAAAACTCCAAGAGCTCTATCTACAGCAGTTTGAAAATGTATAGGATCTAGTTCTATGTCGATCATACCGTCGCCTAGCATGGCTTTACAGTACTCGTAGACTTTTTGGCGGGCTTGGTCAATTTGGCTCATACAAGTATTTATCGTAGCGGTAAATATACTACTATGCCAAGACTTTCGCTCTATCGCCCGGAAAAGGGCAATGATTTTAAATTCATAGATAAAACCGCCTGGGAAATGTTTCAAGTGGGCGGAACTGATGTTTTTATTCACAAATATCTAGGTCCCGGATCTAGCATAGAGGAAACGCCTGCAACACCTACATACGCATCTAATAGTGTTAATAATATACAAGATCTATTATTTCTAGAAAATAGAGATAGGAAATATGACAAAGATGTTTATCTTTTGCGAGGTGTTTACAACATACAGGATACTGATTTTAACCTTAGTCAATTTGGATTATTTTTACAAAACGATACTATTTTTATAACATTTCACATCACAGACACCGTGGAAAAAATTGGTAGAAAATTAATTTCTGGGGACGTAATAGAATTACCTCACCTTAAAGATGAGTATGCTCTTAACGATTTGCAATTTGCACTTAAAAGATTTTATGTGATCGAAGAAGTAACTAGAGCAGCAGAAGGATTTTCTGTAACGTGGTATCCTCATCTATATAGAGCTAAATGTAAACCTCTTGTTGATAGCCAAGAATTTAAAGAAATATTAGATCTTGCGGCAGGTGAAGGTAGTGATCAGAGTCTCAGAGATATAATGAGCACCTATGAAAAAGAGATGCAGATCACTCAAGCTGTTTTAGATCAAGCCGAATCAGATTCTCCTAGAAGCGGATACGATACAACTCGACATTACATGCTGCAAAAAGACAGCGAAGGAAAACCTGAGTTAGTCACAGTTGATAGCCAGACTTTAGATGCAAGTGTACAAACTAGAGCTACAGATGCAGATGGTAACCCTCTCAGCGATGCCGATGGTAATCCTGTTTATGTAGGATCTACAGCATCTACTATATACCAAAGTCCAGATTATGATGGTCCTGCTATAGGAGATGGCGACGGAATACCGCCTAATGGGGCTCCTTTTACTGCTGGGATCGCATTTCCGCTACAACCTACAGAAGGACAATACCATTTACGTACAGATTATTTGCCTAAGAGGCTATTTAGATTTACAGGAACAAGGTGGGCTAAAGTGGAAGATGTTACAAGAATGACTATGAGTAATATGGGATATGAGGATGTTGCTGACGGAGGAAGTCCAGACAATGTATTTTTAGACAAAGATGTTCGTTTAACACAAAAAACTACATTCATCAATAATCCAAACGTAAATACCATCAACGGTAAACCAATTAAAGAAAAACAGAGTCTAAGTAAAGCTCTTAGACCTAAGGCAGACGAATAATGGATTTTTTCTACGACGGCCAGATACGCCGATATGTTACTCAATTTATGAGAGTGTTTATCGGTTTCAAATATAAAACCGGTGACGGAGCATTGCGTCATGTGCCCGTGATGTACGGCGATATGACTAGGCAAGTGGCCAGTATAATTAAAGAAAATTCAGAAAATAAAATGCCCACGGTGCCAAGAATATCTTGTTATATTACAGGATTAGAAATGGACACCAGCAGATTATCGGATGCTACGTTTGTTAGTAAACTTAACATACGTGAACGTGCTTGGGAAGAAGTAGACGGAGAAATTGAATACAAGAGTGTTCAGGGAGGTGGATATACCGTAGAACGACTTATGCCTACTCCGTTTAAGTTAAAAATGAAGGCTGATATCTGGACGTCTAACACCGATCAAAAACTTCAACTTACAGAGCAGATATTAGTTTTGTTTAATCCTAGTTTAGAAATACAAACCACAGACAATTACATAGATTGGACTAGTCTTAGTGTTTTAAATCTCGTTTCGTTGAATTTTAGTTCACGAACTATCCCGGTCGGAACGGAAAGCGACATAGATATTTGCAGTATGGAATTCGAAATGCCTATATACATAAGTCCTCCTGCTAAGGTCAAAAAACTAGGAGTTGTTCGCAATTTAATCATGAATGTATTTTCAGATACCGGGGATGTTTTGGCCCTAGATGATTTAATATATGGTGGAGATGCTAGTGTTAGATTACCCAATGTTGAAGGTAAGTGGAGGCTGTTACTGCTCAAAAGCGACAACGGTAATGACAATGACTATGATTGTAGCATCGTCAGTCCGGCTGAAGTCATACAAGAAACTGGCATCGAACCTCCAACAAAAACTGGAGATAGAATCGATTGGGCTAAAGTTCTAGATATCTACGGCGGATATGTTCCCGGAATCAGCAAGATTTATTTCTTACAGGCAGACGGATCTGAGATAGAAGGCACTTTTGTAGTCAACGAAGTAGATCCAACATTTTTATTAGTTAGCATAGAAGACAAACCGTCTAACACTATTATCTATAGTTCTGTTTATCCTAATGGTAGAACCACCGTAGATGCCATCGTTGATCCTTACAAATTCAATCCAAGAAGGCCCAACAAAGAAGAAACGGATCAAACAGTAGTTGTAGGCACTAGATATCTTGTTTTAGATGATGTAAACAACAGTCCTAACGTAGGAGGAAACACTGATCCATCGCCTTCGTATCCCTACGATGGTCCTTATAGTTGGAAAAATATCGATGGATCTGATCCTGTTATAAGAGCCAATACTATAGTAGAATGGGATGGTAATCAATGGATAGATCTTTTACCTTTATGGGAAATTTCATCGTACCCTGTAGGTAGCGGTATTGTCTATTCTCAAGGAGATATAGTTATATTTGATGGTACGGTTTACCGAGCATTAGCCAATATAAACGAATTAGATAATACAGTAATTCCTGAAGAAAATCCAAAATTTACAGAAATAAGTTTGCTTTTCCAAAATTTAAAAACCGGGATACAATATCGTTGGAGCGGTGATGGTAGTTGGTATAAGAGCTTTGAGGGCGAATATGCGTCAGGATATTGGAGATTTAATCTAGATCCGCTATAAGTAAAGGTATGCAACAGCGTGCCGGTTTATTATTTCTTGCCAAAAAAAGTAATCGCATTTTTTTGATCCTAGAAGACGAAAAGTGGACGGTTCCTACATTTCCTAGATCATCATCATTGCTTGATGATTCTAAATCTTTGTTAAAACAATATTCAACAGGTAGACTTTTGCCTATAGAATTATATCTTAGCGAAGATAGAGGATTCGAATATGGAACATATGTATGTTTAGTAGAAGATGAATTTTTCGCAGATAAAAATCAAACGATCTGTTGGGCTAACATAAATGAATTACCAAAGAATTTACACACAGGTCTTAAAACAACATTAAATAATCAGCTTATTAGAGCAAAATTAGAAACTATATTGGTGCTAGAAAATGATCCCATCGTTAATGACTAATCAAAAATTTATAGAAGATTTTAATCGTTATGCAAAAGACATCAGTGACATCACTGATCAATCTTTAAGATCTGAACTTAATATACTTTTAGGTAGGCTAAAAGAACAGGTTGGCTATATAGATAAGAATCACCAACAGCTATTGGTCAGCGGTAGGATTCCTACTGAAATAACTGACATTAGAGCAAACATCATATCGATCAAAAAATCTTTAGATTCTAAGATCGATATGTGGAAACGTTCTAAATTTATTGTTAAGCCTGGGCTTCTCCCCAACGAAGAACTACCGAGCACGGAGTAGCAGTTCCTGAAACCTTAATAATATTAATAGCTAATACATCGGGACCATTTGGAAATGTTCCGCGGCCACCTATAGCAGTGGTAGTTAATTCTTTGAGGTTTAAAAGACTTAACGCTGTCGTTGAACCGGGGTTTGTTACAAAGGCAAACACCTGCTCTCCTGGCAATGCATACTGAGGATCACCAAATTCAAAAGTAACTGTGGCTCCAGAAGATAATGTTGCATTACTGTTCTGAGTAAATGTTACACGTCTTATCGTAACATTTGCTAGAGTCCTAGTTACAACCGCAGCTACGGAAGTACCCGCAGGAAATTGTGTGAATGCGGGTGCTACTCTAGTACCTACCGCAGCTCCAGATGCGTTCCAGGATGCGTTGGTAAAGAACAGATAGTTAGTGTTGGGATAGCTAGCAGCAGTCTGTGGAACGGTTACTGTGATTACTTGATTGGCATTTGTCGCAGATGTGGCGCTGGCGTTCAAGCTCATGGTAATGATAGTATGAGGTGTCGCTCCAATCGTTATACCGTTTCTTTGAATGTTTATAATAGTTCTACCGCCCACTAAGAATGTAGCATTAGATACCAAATCTCCAATTTGAATTCCGCTTATGTCGAAAGCCGCTGTGGTAAGAACAAATGTATTTCGATCGTTTCTAAATGCATTACTAAAAGTCGTGCCGCCGGTACTATTTCCTATCGCTGTAAACGCACTTGACAAAGCTCCTTGGATAGTAGCAGTAGAAGTTGTGATAGGAGTCCCGCCCCAGTTTACCGAACCACCTAGCGCGATCTGTGCGAAGCTAGGTTGGCCGCCTGCACCCGAACTAGATAATCCGTTAAAAATAACGTTAGCAGGATTAGCTGGATAGTTTCTTGGATTTAACACTCCTTCTACTACGATAGCCCCTGTGCCTGTATCTGCTGTAATAGCGATTTCAGCCAATAATAATTGTGCTCTATTTAATAAATCTCTTTCACCTAGGTCACCTGTGAGAGCATTTGACACGCTAGGAGCTAACCTAATCATAAATGCAGTCTGCTTGGTTGTACTGGCGCTCAAACCTGTAGCAGCGTAGTTGAATAGATATCCTCTATCTTCATCGAACATGCCGTCTGTCAATAACGCCGATCCCCAATGGCTAATAGTAGGCGAGCAAGTACAACTGACTAAAATTACACCGACTCCTACTGTATGAGTTGTTGCAGATCCTGCTGTAAATGTTCTATTTTGACCTGCTGTAAATGCAGTCATAGATGCTGCTCTACTTAGATTCGTAAGAGTATTTCCGTTTTTACCGCTATAAGAAATCAATTCATTGTCTACATAGACGATGCCATTTGTTGGAAAATAATAAGCGTCTTGAAGTGTCATAGACTGCGCTACAGAATTTATGGTAGCCATCAGTTTGCTTTTAGCACTGATATTTTCAACTTCATATCTTACAGGCAAATTAGCTGTTCTCATGTATGCTTCTGTGGTTACATTTGAATGTCTGAATTTATGTAAGAATACAAATCTACCATCTCCACCACGCAACATGAATTCAACAAATCCAACAGCGTACCAAGAATATTGCATACCTAACATTTGCATACGCCACGGTAATATGTTATATCCGCTGGGGCCGGTCCCATCCAATCTATCTATATTCCAATCTTCTTGTGGTACAAGGAAATCTTGTGTAACGGCCATTTTCGCACCAGATATGTTGTTAGCACCTCTCCAGTCAGGTGCAACAGTCATGGATGTTTGGCTGGTAACATTTGTAACAGTATGACTCATACCTCTGATCACTACTTTATCTCCAGCCTTTAATTGATCTTGAAATCTTGTTCCTGAACCTGTAACTAAGTTACTTTCCACAGTACATGCCACTGTGCCTGTTAATTGGTTAGTGCTAGAACGTCTTACTACAGACAGCCTCGTGCCATCGTATTGATAAAATAATCCGTTTTGTTCGTCAAACGCCCCAATTCTCACAGTTGATCCATGCCAGTATTTTAATATAACCTTGGCTTCTGCTCCTAAACTGGCTGTTAATGTGCTTAATACCACTAGGGCTCTTACCCTAAAACGTCTTGCATCCACTATACTTTCTATGACATATTCGCCATTATATTCAAAACTGGTACATCCTATGATTTCAACCACGGCGCCGGGTTGTAAACCATGATCGGTGTCATCACAGGTAAATGTTATGAAACTATTAACTGCTAAAGCTGCTGCCGTAGCACCTGAAATATTATAACTAGGAGCAAACAATCCTCCGGTGGTGTACATAACACCCTTACCTGATTGATAACGTATATATTTTTTACTCTGTCTAATCGATTGAGCAGAATGACTTGGGCCGCCGGTGCCTAATTGAACACCGCCATCAAACGGTCTATGTACAAAGAAGCTGTCTGGTCTAACGTTGAGAACGCCGGTAATAGGTGCTGCTGACACGCTTATAGTTCCTGTTGTTCTAGCAGGATATCTTAATGATGTTGGAGTAGGTACTTGTGTGATAACAAATGGACCTGCTGCTAACGAATGATTGGCCGAAGTTAATGATATACTCAATGCTGCTGTTCCACCGCTGGCTACTACTGCAAATATACCTATACCTGAATAGTTTCCGAAGGCAATTTCTTCCCATGTAGCAGAGCTAGCCAATGTTCGATCTGTCCAAGAACCGGTTTCACCTGTAAAAGATGTCAAGCATTGTGTTCCGCCGTCCGCTACTACAACAAACGTATCGTCTCCAAATGCTGAACAATTCCAGTTAGCACTAGTTGGTAAAGTAACTAAGGTCCAACTAGTACCGTTCGTTGATAAAGCAGCATTAGTCGTACCTCTAGCTACTGCAATAAATCTAGAATTACCATAAACTACGGTGCTCCAAGTACTTGAAGCCGGCAATGCGCCTGTTGCAGTCCAACCTACACCACCGTCTGCTGAGAAAGCAGCCGCTGTGCCCCCGCTTGACACAGCTATAACATAAAAAGACGAACCGATCAGTCCGCTAGTCACATCTGACCATGCGGCGCTTGAAGGCAAAGTAGCAGCAGTCCATGTTTGTCCGTTGACCGAATATGCTGCTGCTGTTCCTCCACTGGACACTGCGACAAAATTACCATTAGCAAATGTAATAGCTGACCATGCGGCGCTTGAAGGCAAAGTAGCAGCAGTCCATGTGTTTCCGCCATCATTCGACCAACAAGAAGCATTGCTGCCTGTGGCGATTGCCATAAAGTAACTGACAGCACCTATCGTTCCTCCGGCCACAGCTACCCAGTTTGCTGCTGAAGGCATTAATCCTCCAGCGGTCCATGTTTGTCCGTCTATAGATTTATTAGTAGCAGAGCTACCTGTTCTTATAGCTACAAAGACTCCTGCATTAAAAGCAGTACCTACCCATGTACCCGAACTACCAAGTATTCTAT